TCCGCGTACTCTTCGTACCGCTCCCGGAGGGATTCCATACCAGCAGCCATATCGTCGATAAGCTCACGCCACAACGACCGGCCCTCCAGGGCCGCTTTGATGTCCTCCACGCCGTACTGCACCTGGTTTGAGAACCGCGCGTTAGATTCCCGCTCCTCCGAGGTAATACGATGCCCCTGCCGGACAGCCAGCTTCAGCCGTTCCGAATCGTCTGCCTTCTCGAATCGGTCTCGGACTGAAGGACGCTCCAGATACCACAACCACAAGAGCTGTGCCAGGTCATCAGCTTCAACCACACCAGGCCACGAATACACAACCAGATCGGCGGCCTTCCGGAAAATCCGGTTCAAGTCTTCGTTACTCATACTCTCCTTATGTCCTAGGCCGGAACGAAGTCCGGACAAGAGGACACAACCGGGTTGTGTCCTATGTCAAATAACAGACCAAGTAAAACCGTCTACCGTGAACTTCTTGTTCAGGATCGGCACCGGATGGGGTTTCACATGGTTACCGTCAACGTGCAGCAGACCGAAACCCTGCTGCCAGTTACCTGCTGCGCCTTTGAGATAACCCGCAAGGGTCATATCCATCAGGTTGCCGACTTCGAAACCCCACAGGGTTTTAGTGACCTTCTGCCCGTATCCGAGTGAATACGGCTGGAGTCCGAGCCGGTGAGTGTGGCCCATGATTACCGACTTATCGAACCGTCGTGCAGCATTGAGCGCTGTCTCACCGGCTTTCTGTGAGAGCCTGATACCGCCCTTGTGTCCATGTGTGGACAGCCAGCCGGGTGCTATCTCGTTGAACTCCGACAAGATGGTTACACCGAACGAGTCCAAGTCACAGAGCGTTTCAAGCTTGAACGCGTCCGTGCCTGCCAGGGCTGGTGAATACTTCCTCAGATACTCGTCTGGTCGTTCATCATGGTTTCCCCGGTGCCACTCCCACGTACCGGAATAGACCTCCCGGACTGGTCCGAGAAGCCGCTTCTTGGCGGCTTCTACATCGGCGTAGATAGATCCTTCAAACTCTGCCCGGGTATCTTTCGACCACCGGGAAGGTTGAGGGAAGTCCAACACGTCTCCGATGTGAATCAGCCGATCCGGTTGAAGATCACCGATAGCTTTGATTACCGCTTTGACGGCTCTTCGGTCTTCGTAGGGAATCTGAGTGTCGGATAGGATTAGGATACGTTCGCTCAAACGCTCACCACCTCTGTGTACGGGGAGTAATCCACATCAAGGTAAGTTTCGCGGATCTCGAACTCTTCGTCTTCACGCACTCCTTGATACGCGGTTCGGTAAGGAACACCGGACCGCTTAATGAACCAATCCCCTTCGTTGTCTTCCACCTCGACATCGTTAGGGATGTCTTCAAACCGCTCCCACACCCGAGGCTTTGAAAGATCCTCGGTGATTTTGATCAGTCCTGACAGTATCGACCCTTCGTAGGTCTCTGGCTCCTCATAAATCCGCTCGACACAACCGGCATACCCGGCAATATCGGTGTAGTTGTCCCGCTTGTACTCCGAACCCTTCTGCCTGGCGACCTTAACCAGGATCATCAGGTTAGCTACGTCGATATCGGTGATCGGGATTCCGAGGTAAGCGGAGAACAGGCCGGAGATGTCCCGGAAGTTCTCCCGGGGATGCCCGTAGTTCTTATTCCGCTCACCATGGATAAGCCGCTGAGCTTCCTCCAGGATGGTTTCTTTATCGCTCAATTACAGTCGTCCTCTCCGTCAAAGACCGGGAAGCATTCTTCACAGTCACACCAATCGTCTACGCACTCGTCTTCGTCCAGAACGGAGTCCGGATAGCACGAAATACAGTCAACGTCTCCACAACCGTCGTACTCGTAATCGTTCACACGACCCCTTTACGTGCCCGCGTAGCTAATTCGGTTTACCTCCGAGAACGTGCCACGGGGAATCTTCCCGTACCACATCCAACCCTTGGTAGGTCCATTGACCTGCGCGGTGTAGTACACATCCTCGTCACTGTCACCAAGCCGGAAGAAGAACCCTTTACCGTGGACGTGGACGATATCCCCGTTCGGAACCTCGGACCAGTCTTCGTATGTCCGGCCGAAGTGCACGGCCGGATCCAAAACCAAGGTGTTCACTCGGCTTCACCTCGAATCACCCAAGACAGATCTTCCAGCTTCTCCGACCGATGACCCGACCAGGAACCCGACCCATAGCCCGGGATGTCGTACTCGACAATCGGAAGCTCGTGGAAACCGGCAGACACCAAAAGGTCTTGAACTTCCGTGTCTCCGGTGGTGTCGATCTCATCGAACCGAATCGAATACTTACCGAGATACGCTTTCGTCGCCTGGCAGGGTCCGCACCCTTTCCGGGTGTAAACCCTCACCGTGTAGTCACTCATTCAGGAATCCTGTCTCTAATAGCCTGCGCCCCGTGCGCTACGAACATCGAATTAGTGTCTTCACCATCAGGCCACGGCAACACCTTTCCGTTACCGATCTTCCCTGCCACCTTCCGGGCGAAGTTCATTCCCGGCTTGTCACCATCCGAAAGGATGTAAACCGTCTCGTATCCGAGAAACAGATCCGAGAAATGGTCTGTCCAGCTTTCAGCCCCGGGAACGCCAACGGTTGGGATACCGCAATGCACGGCTGTCGCGGCATCCAATTCACCTTCGGTGATCGCAACCCAAGACGTGGGTTGCAGCAGAGCGGACGTGTTGTACAACCAGGTGGTATCTCCCGGGCTGGTCATGTACTTACCGTGACCGTTGTGAGTCTCGGTTCGTGACCCGTCCTCGTGGTAGGTGACGCACTCCGGGTTGACACACCGGAACCGGATAGACACCACGGTCAACGGTCGTCCTTGTGGCTGGCGGATGTACGGGATAGCCATCCAGCCTTCGAACATCTCATGCCCAGGGAGGGGGCTGCCTACGTACCCGAATAGGAACGGATCCTTTTCGGGGCTCGGTGCTAGCAGCCGCCGGTTTGCCAAATACTCGGCGGCTGGGCTTCCTTGCAACTGGTTCATGTACGACCGGGTTGCATCCTGGAGAAACGTTCTCCGCGATTCGCTTAGCTTCTGCAAAATTCACCCCCTCTTCGTGTTGGATGATCGAATAGATATCTCCTTTCACGCCGCACGCTCGACAGATGAACGCGTTACGCTCGTATGAGATGGTGGCGGAAGGGTTGGATTCCGCGTGGAAAGGACAAAGCACTTTCACCCATTCTCGCCCGTTGTCTGCGGGCGGATCGAACTCCGGGTGGTACTTGCGGATTACATCGACTATTGGAGCACCCACGCTAGGATCCATTCTCTAGGGTTTGGGGGTCCTTCTGCGAGGTCGTACAAGTCGTCTTCGGTCATGTCTTCACCGCAGTAAAGGGTCCGAAGTAGTCGGTTTCCGAACCTGGGTGCAACCGGCCGGTACGCGTATCGCGCCAGAGCATGTTCCATTGATCGAACTCCCAAACATCACCGTATGAATCGGTGTACCGGGTGTCTGTATTCGCGTTCTCCAGGGAGTCAATCTCCCCACACTCGTGCTTCTTCATCTCTTCCCGGACGATCCGGCGGATACGCTCGTCCAGCTCGTCATAGTCGATCATCAGCCCTCCCGAGACAACGAAGACAGGGCGATACGTCCGGCGTATTCCTTATCGTGATCGAACAGAACACGAGCATCACCGTTCGAGTCGATCTCCGTAAGCTCTCCGGTGTCGCCGCGCTTGAAGAACCAATAGTCTTCGTCCCTATCTTCCGAATGATAAGCGAATCGAAGGTTTCCGGTCACCTTGACCCGATCCCCCACCTTCAACGGCTCATCCGATTCCGGTTCGCTATCCTCTGGAATGTAGGTGAGCGACGAAGGGAAGATGTATTCGTAAAGCTTCTGTCCCGTGGCCTTCGAAATTCCCGATACGTAGATTTCTCCATCTTCGTCCGGCTCGCCTCGATAGACCTCCACGGGGTAATCCGGGTTGAGCCCGCTTCCATCCGAGCCGGTGATCCACGCTTTGTCACCAGTCTTGAACTGGAACACATACCGGTCAGGATCCGGGATCCCGTCTTTCCGGGCTTCCTCGTAGAACGTCTTATAGAACTTCTTTGCGCTCACGCTGATATCCGAGAATCCCGGCAGATCAACGCCGGACAGTTCCCGGGATTTGGCAAACACAGCCTCTACCTTGGACAGGTCACCGAGCGAAACGGCTTCGCGGGCCTTGTCCAGTTCGACACCGAGCCGACCAGAAAAGTATGGATCGTTCTTCTCGTCTCGGAAGTAGTCCCGGACGGTTTCAAGAGCATCAAGAATCTCAGTCATATGCGTTGTCTCCTAGTCGAGGAAAGAGAAGTAGGAATCGCTGCCGGGTCCGCCTTCACCATGCGGGGTAGTGTCTACCGGTTTGTCTTCCGGGATGATCTCGGTAAACGGACCGTAATTGCGGTTCACGGAATCCAAGGTTCCATTGAACTGCCGGATATTCATGTCCTTATCCCATGGTGCGCGCCAACCCCAACCACCGTTAACGTACTTACAAACGTCCCCGGAAACGTCGGTCACCGTAAGAGAGATCGGAACCTCTTGGATACGGTCCCACTTCCGAGGTGTCTTAGCCTTCGGCTCCAACGGGCCATACCGGTTCTTAACGATCCGGCTCGCGGTCGTCACGGTTCCGTCCGGCCTAACCGCTACTGCGGTCACGGTCACCACGTCGGCTTCCCGGATTGCATCCCGGCTTATACCTGTAACCCTGGATGCCATATTTACACGGTCTGCGTGAATGTCCATTACTGCCTCTCCGCTTCAGGAACAACCCGCACACCGAGAACACGGCGTGCAGGAGGATTGGTTAGATAGTCGATAGCCCTTTGAAGGGCTTCTATCGAATCTCGTAGATGCCCTAAGACATCCCTATTACAAGGCTTACAAAGCAATCCCCGAACAGCACCAGACACATGGTCATGGTCGACCGATAGTCGTTTGGCGTTGCCCTTCGCGCGCTGGCAGATGTAGCACGCTCGTCCTTGCGCCTCGTAGATGGCGTAATACTCTTCTGGGGTAATCCCGTAGGTTTTGAGGATGTGTCGAGCCCACGCGGCTTCACGCCGCGATCCCCGAACCTCTCGATGATGGGTGGAGCATCGCGGCCCCGGATGGGGGGCCGGACGCTTCGTCTTCACACCTTCGGCTACACAGTCCTTACAGACCCGGGGCTTCCCAGAGGTCAAACACCCGCCATGCTGATTAGCGGTGTCCCTGCTGGTGCTGTCAGGAACTCGGCGAACGAGCCCGGCTCTGCCTTGAAATCAGGGCCCGAGTACAT